TGCGCATGAGCGAACAGTTATTACAAGCCAGGGCGATGTTCGCGCCTGAGACGATCAACGTCGAAAAGCGTACCGTTGAACTCGTTTGGTCTACTGGCGCTCCAGTCAAGCGCTCTAGCTGGTCGCGTGGCGACTACATCGAAGAGCTAAGCATGGCCCCTGGGGCTGTGAGGCTCGGTCGATTAAACGCTGGGGCAGCTCTTCTTGACGTGCATGAATCATTTTCGCTGCGCAGTCAGATTGGGGTTGTGCTGCGAGCATGGCTGAACGTCAATGAAGGCCGCGCCTTGGTGAAGTTCAGCGTGCGGGATGAAGTCAAGCCCATCTTTCAAGATGTGCGCGACGGCATCTACCGCAACGTCTCTGTGGGCTACAAGGTCCACAAGACGGAGCGCGATGAAACCGGCGATGTGCCGGTTGAGCGCGCAGTGGACTGGGAGCCTTACGAGATCTCCCTAGTTCCAATCCCGGCTGATCCCGGGGCCCAGGTGCGCTCAGACGAGCCCACCCCCACCCAACTCCAAAGGAAGCGATCCATGGAAGAACTGAACCAGGGGGCGCCGGCCGTCGAGGCCGCGCCCAATGAAGCTATTGAAGCCCGTGCTGCTGCACCTATGCCTGTGGCACCAGTAATTGACGCTGAGGCTGTGCGTGCAGAAGAGCGCCAACGCTCTGCCGGCATCCTCGACTCAGCTCGCAAGCTGCAGGTAGCAGACGAACTGGCACACAAGCTAATTGCCGATGGCGTGTCGCTAGATGAAGCTCGAACGCAGCTCATCGATGCGCGTGCGACTGAGGAGCGCAAAATCCCTGCTGTGAGCCGCGTTGAAGTTATCGCGGACCACGGCGAAAAGCGTGCCGCGGCCAAGCTGGACTATCTGAAGGTGCGCTCAAATCTGGCGACCTTTGATGAGGTCCCGGCCGCTCGCGAATATCGCGGCACCAGCTTGCTGGACATGGCCCGCGAGTCGCTGGAGATGGCCGGCGTCAACTGTCGTGGCATGGATAAGAGCACGGTGGCGGTGCGTGCCCTGCACAGCACCAGTGACTTCCCACTGCTTATGGCTAGTATCCAGCGAGTTAGCCTGAAGGCCGCATACGGCGCTGAAGAGCAGACCTGGCGCCCGCTCGCCGAGCAACGCAACTTGCCGGACTTCCGCGAGATGAAAGAGCTCGAGGTGGGCGGCGAATTGATCCCTGAAGAGATTAAAGAGGGGGGCGAATACAAGGCCGGCACCCTTCAAGAGCAGCAGGGCGCATGGAGCTTGACCGAATACGGCCGAAAGCTGGTGATCGGTCGTCGCTTGATAATTAATGACAATCTGGGGTACGTGACCCGCGCCGTCCAGGTGCTGGCTCGTGGTGTTGCCACCCTTGAGGCCAACCTGATGTGGGCCAAAATCACTGACAACGCAAAGTGCATGAGCGACGGCGTTACGCTGTTCCACGCCAGCCACAACAACATCGGGACCGGCGTAATTGGTGAGGCTTCTATCTCTGAAGCGCGTCAAAAAATGCGCAACCAGATGGATTTTACCGGCAAAAATCCCCTTTACGTGGTGCCTCGTTACATCCTGATTCCAACCACGCTTGAGACTGCGTTCGATAAATTCAACACCACAATCATTCCCAACGCCACAAGCGACGTAAACATTTTCTCGGGAGCCCTGCAGAAGATCGTTGAGCCTCGCCTAGACGTGAGTAGCACCGTTAAGTTCTACATCGCGGGCGACTATCCCGGTGTTGACAAGCTGGTCTACGGCTATCTGGAAGGGGAGGCCGGCCCAACAATCGAGAGCGAGATCAAGCGCGATCCTGATGGCATCACCACTTACCTGCGCCATGATTTTGGCTGCATGGTCAGCCAGCATCAGGGCTTCTATCGCTCCACCGGCGCCTAAACCGACCCTCTCAATTCATCCTCTGAGGACTGATCCATGAAAAACCACATTCAAGAGGGCCGTTATGTCGAAGTGGCCCTGCCTTACGCCCGAACTTCTGGGCAAGGCGTTCTAATTGGCTCGCTGTTTGGCGTGTGCGTTGTTGACGGTGCCTCCGGCGACTTGATCAACATTGACACTGAAACCGTCTATGACCTGACCGCTGCTACTGGCGCAGGCACTGACGCCAGTTTCGGCGATCTAGCGTACTGGGACGACACAGCAAAGAAGGTGACCTCCGTCGCTACAAACAACACTCAGGTTGGGCTTTTCCTGGCCGACAAAGCAACCACAGACGCGGTTGCCAGGGTCAAGATCGGCTAAGGCTGATTACCTATGCGCAACTTCATCCAAAACGGGCAGAGCCTTGAGTTAACACCTCCAGCC